GAGCACCTAAGCGACCTACATTTTTGCCTGTGCCCTCTTCCCAGTCTACAACTTTAAGTTCGCATTCCAATTCACCTTTAAACTTGATCTGCGTCTTAGAACGCTTGTCTTCCCAAATTCCATCTTTGGATTTTAGAATTGTACCTTCCTGACCTTGGGATAGGAATAATTCAAATATTTTCTGAGCGTTTGCTAGGTCATTGACTTCTTTATTCCAGACTAAATCAATATAATGTCTTAGCTGACTCTTTTTGCCCTTACAATCTGAAATAGCATTACTTAATTTTGCTAATCGAATATTATAGGGTTCTGTGTCTATACCTTTTGAGAAAGTTTCAAATGTAACAGCATCCCAAAGAGTTGCTCGAATATTCAATGCTTCAGTCTCAGACATTGTACCTTTAATTGCTTTAGACAAAATACCATTGCCTGTTTGTCTATTAACGGGTTTACCATTAAAGTCTGCTATTAGCAACTCGCCGTCAAATATCATATCGCATCCCCAGAATTCTGCCATCGTAGCAAACGGGACACTAAATGATTTATTTGGAATAGTTAATTCTTTACCATTGCGAGATCTAAACTCTACAGTAGTTCCTGATTTGCCTAGTTTTGCGATTGCGTTGAATCGCATTCCGTCGAGTTTAAGTTGGACGTAAGCGGGGAACTTGATTTTGTCGACAAGCTTTTGGTCGTATCCAGAAGCCAACATAACTGGGTATGACGGGATAGTTCCTGGCCAAATTTTATTAACGGTGGCTTCGGAGACTCCGCAACGCATGTCTTTTGCAATAATACGCTCAATGATTTTTGCATCTTCATTACTAAGTGATCCCAATATGTTTTGTAAATGGTCTATTGCTGCGTTACCTGTTAAAGCACGACTAGAAAGTAATTCTAGTTGATCCAATGCTTCGACAAGTGACTTTTTATTACTAACTTCGTAATTTGGGATTTTACGAATATAGAACTGAGTAAATGGATCTAATGCTAGATGAAATACTCGCTTTAATAAGTCATTATTCTTATTCTTGATAAGAATCGCTTCCTTAGCTAGACGAGAATTGTCAGATGCTAACTGATCTACGATTGTAAATATTTGACTCATTTTAACTCCTTTGTGCCATAATTATAACACCTTTTGTAACAGAAGTCAAGCAACCGTTTCGAGAAAAGGGTTAAAATGTGGGGTTATCGTAAATCGCAAGGTATACTTCGATTCCTCGTCTAGCATTTTTTGCTTTGCATCTTCAACCTTTTCTAGATTAGCGTAAACTCCTACAATGTGCTTACGCTTAACCCGTTTGATTGCATCTAGATATTTTGCTTCTAGAATATATTGATTATACATTATGAACGAACCCATTCTTTCTGATTAGGATCGAACTGAGCAAATCCTTGACCTTCATATTCATCTTCTACAAATTCTAGATTGCCACTAAAATGGAATCCTGCTCCTCGCAGAAACATTTCAAAATTCTCTACAATATCTGATAAATGTTCTTTATCAAATTCAGTTGTTATTTTTTCGCCTGTCAAATGTTCTGCTATAAATGTAAATTTAGGCATATGTTTTATCCATTGTTGATGTGTTGGTAATTGCTTGATACATAGATTCAAATTCTTCGTGTTCTTCAACTTCTAAACTGAAGTTTTGCTTGTGATAAGTCTTAGCCATACGACGGAATGTCTTTTTGGATAAGTTTTGTTTATCACAAATTTCATTAATTGCTTCACGAATAAACTCTCGCTCGCCTTCTGCTCTTGCCATAGATGCACTAATTTCTTTCATACAATCTAATATAGCTTTACGGTCTGCTGGGTTTGATGGGACTATCATAAAGAGATCCTTTCTATATCTTCTTCTTCACATTTTTCGCCATATTGAATTTCTAAAATCTTTAAAATTTCATCTGTCTCATTACTTAGTTGATGCCATTCATCTACACTGATTGTAGCACCTGCGAATTTTGGCCAGTGTGCATGTCCACGCAAAACAACACTACCGTTATGTATAGTATAAATTTTTGCGACGCCTTCTGTAACCATCCAAAATTCACTACGATATTTGTGTCTCTGCATACTTAATTTACTATGCGGATTTACTACAATTTCTTTTACTTTAAAATTTGGGCCAAATTCCTCAATTACTTTATAGTAACCCCAAGATCTCTGTGTTATATTATCTTCCATTTTATCTCCTCATGCTTGAAATTGATTTTGCCTCATCATCACTAAAGATAGGCACAGCATTAGACTTATGCATGGTTCCAATGCCTAACATCTTTGTACCTGTATATTGTGGGATTTGTTTTGAGCTTGCGATACCGTCGCCTGTATTTCGACTAGGTATATGTGATGTACTACGACCTTTAGGGGTAGACAATTTATAAACTAATGGCTCTGCTGCCATCGCTCGTTTACGTTTATTTTCTTCTTGTTCAACGCCTTGCTTTTTAAGCAACTGCTTCCATGCTAAATCTAATTCTCGCGACTTGCGAGCCTCATCCGCATTACGAAATTTGAACTTGCCCTTTTTCTTACCCGAAGTAGAAAGCCAAGGGCCCACAATATGCATAGTCATAAGATCTCCTCAAACATAATATATTATAACATCTTTTTCAGCGGTTGTCAAATGCTCTGTATTGGTATTCTGACCGATTTCTCGCATCGTACTGCGGGTCGGGCAGAAAGGTACCTTGGTCTGACCATGTTTCTTTAGGTTCTTCGGGTTCGGGCTCTTTGAACAGGGTCAGGATACGTTCAAAGAATCGGATTTTTTTACTTTAGGTGTTCCCTTTGGTTTTACCAATTTTGCTAGTTCTTTTGGTATTGGGGCAGGCAATAATCCAGGGAATGCTTCTCTAACTAATTCTTCCTTTAATTGCTTGAATTTAGTTTGAAGTTTTCTATCTTTAGCTAAAATAATAACCTCAGCCTCAGACCAATGAATACCCTCTAAGAATTGAATAAACAACTGTTCCTTGCGAATCTTTGTTACATTAACATTTGGATCTAACCAAATATAGAAACGACGAAACTCTGCATATAGATTAGATTCAGAATATCCTACAGGAATAGAAGTATCCTTTTTAAAGGGAGGTTCACCCTCAGGTAATTGGACTTTCACATTTGGATCAAAATTTATCTGTAAAATTCCTCGTAGAATAGGATGATCATATGCTCGCAGTACACCAATTCTGGTTTCCTTGCTTCCTGCTTTTTCTAATTCTTCAAATATCTGTGGTATGGTTGTTTTCATTAAAATTCCTCAATTAATTCTAGCATATTTTTCATTTTGTTTTCGACAAAAAATGTTAGTAACTTACTCTTATCCTTTTTAGGCTGTCCCTCAAAACTATTTATAATAGCATCACTAATCTTTGTAGGGATACAGTCGAAACTAACTAAATTGCGATTGCGTTCATAGTTAGATTTAAATTCTAGGTCCTGTGGCATTTCATCAGGGTCCTTATACCAAATGTCTACTTTATCTGATCTAATAGCCTTTTGTCTTGTTCCAGTAACGATACTATCATCTGCAGATAATACGTTAGGAATACCGTCGCCCTTATCTCCTCGAATAATATGATCAAACAAATATTTCTCAGGGCTCATATCCGACTTAACAAATTTCTTTTGTATTGAAGAAAACTGTTTTACGTTTTCATACTTTTGGAGTTGGATAAAATCATGATCACCTGATAATATTAGAAAGGGCTTAGGTTCATCAAATAGCACACTATTTGTATCATTTGTCTGAGACCACTTTGCCAATACTGCAATAACATCATCTGCTTCTGCGCCTTCGACGTTAATGACCTTATAAGGAAAGAATACATCAATTTCACCGCGAATGAGATTCAATGCCTCAAAAATTTGTTTCCAATCAAGTCCAGAATCTTCTCTTGCTTTTTTGCGACCTGCTTTGTAGTATTTAAAATACTCACGACGCCAATATGATTGATTATCACAGGCGATAACAATCTCACCGAATTCTTTACCGAATCGTTGTTTATAACTTCTAATGGAGTTTAGAATCATATGACGTAGAAGTGGTACTTGCACCTCAATGTCTTTTCGGTTACCTATTTCCATCATCATATTAGAGATGGCTGTTTGATTAAAGTCAACTACTATCATATTAAATATTTGGTTTGATTGTTATATCCCCTGCTACAGGGATTACGGTTGTACTAGTTGTGGTTACTACACTTCCATCTGCAGCATAATATGCTGTTCCGGATTCTTGTTGTGCCTGAATAGCAGTTGCATAAACAGACAATGTGGATTTTACGTTTGACTTTAAAGTTAAATCATATACTTGTCCACCGCATCCTGTTAATAGATTAAATACTATTTGTGTAATTTGAGATTGAACCGCACTTCGTATAGCCGCCTTATTTACTTGTTGTAAATAATTAGTATTCAATGTATCAATAGATGCTTTGAATGTAGTAAGTGCTTGAGTATAATCTGCATATCCTGTTGCGTTTATAAGTTTTTCTTTTATTGCTGCAATAGCATCACCATTCTTTAGTGAATCAATCAATGCCTTAATATCAATATCAGGTACATCATTATTAGGAGAACATGCTGAACCTAATAAATCCTGCAATGAGCATCCGCCTGCAACGCCTGCCCCAGACTGAGGTGTTAATCCTGTAAGTCTATCTGTATTTGTCTTATGCGTATTCATTGTAGTTTTAAATGCTGCCAATGCAGCAACTTCTGCAACTAAATCCGCTCTATCAGCAGCAATATCCGCAAATCCTGTTCTTGGTGTAGTTATAGATAAATCATCTATTCCTGCTATTCTCGTCTGTGCAGTAGTTGTTTTAGTGTTGACAACAGCAATAGTACCGTCAATAACTGTACCTAATGGATTTGCGAAGAATTGGCCATTGATACGCTCCATTGTATCATTAAAATCCCCTACTGCTTGTTGTGCCTGATTAATTGTTGCTGTTACTTGATCAACTAAACTTTTTAATTCTGATAATCCTTTTGGAAGAATACCTGAGGCGGCAATGATCTGCGGAGATCCCTGACTTAACTGAGAATATACTTGTTGTAATGGATTGCCACCAATCTGAGATAAAATTATCTTGATTAATTGACAATAACTTAAATTTAAACCTGCCATATAGTTACCTTATAATTTTTAGGATGATTGTATCTATATTTATCCGACCATTGACATTCTGTTCTTTAGCTTTGATGTTATCCAAGAAAGATCTAAGTTTTACTTTACCTGACGACAATAAGTCTTTAATCTGTTCATCTGGTTTTCTTAGTGTCTTCTGTTTAGATTTATCAGGAGACCAATTTTGTAATGCTGTACCTTTTACAGACATTCCTTTTGTAGATTCGGATGTGTACACTGCTAGCTTACGAGTCTTTGTATTGAATAACCATACTTGCTCGGCACCCACTAAGTCCAATGCTTTAGCAGAAGCTAATCCTAGCTCCTCGTCTTTTAACTTATACTTCAAGTTCTTGATCTGTGTTATTGCTGGTTTTTCTTTAGTAGCCCTCGGCTTACGATTGGCTTTCTTGAATTGACCATACCGAACAGAATCTTCTACAAAGGATTCAAACAATTTTACGATACGTTTTAACTTACGCTTATCGAAATTTGAATATCCTTCGATTACCTGTGTATCTTTACTGTCAACAACATCTTGCCATTGTGCTAGTTTCTTCTCTGCCCATGCTTTAACTTCTGTTACATAAGGAGCAGGAATTTGATTGCCCTTCAGATGATTATAAAGATTAAACTCTTTGTCTTCGGTGCAAAATTCATCTACAAAGCCTTCTAGCTCACCGATATACTCAGATGCTTTTTCTTTAATTGCATCTTGAATGGATGGACGTTTAACTGTTGCTACAGGTGTCTTAACTGTTATTACTTTTGACTTAGCATCAAGACGTTTTTTGCCGATTGTAAGTAATCGATTAAGTTCTGCGTTAAATCCTGCAAGATGATCTGCACGAATATTTGCACCTTGTAATAACATACGAGCCATCCAGCCATATGTCATGTGGACATCTTTCTCATCTACCTCAGCAAATATTTTAACTGAGCTTGGCATATTATGCTTTACATACTGAGTAAAGTATTTGTGAGCATCGCTTCTTGTTTTATCCGTACTATACCAATTATTGATTCGCATCAATGTAATTACATAATTATCTGACTGTGGATCTAATTTAGAAACCAAAGGTTCAGATGATAGAACTTTGCTTGCATCATGCTCACGTTTAGTAGCCATTTATTCTCCAAGGGTAAAGTTGATTTGAGTAATAGAATCATACCTACAAGAACGCCATTCACCTTTTTCTAGATCAAAGATAGATAGAACATCGTCATTTTCTTTTCTGACACGATCTGTCTTTTTCTCTATTACAGGTAATTTTGATTCAACTAAGGTACACTTCATTTGCCTTATTGTATCATCTTTCTTCTTGAAAGTCAAGTCCACAGTATTCGTTTTTAGAACACCGACTAACCATTCCTTAAAAAGTTTTTGTTCATCAGCGGGAGCTGACTTATACCACTGTAAGTCCTTCAACTTCGAATTCATCATATACTGCCTTTAACATAGTTTCAAGTCTATTGTCTACATGGTAATTATAACAGGAAATGGTGTGCCTGTCAAGCACTCCTTGAATACCCCTTTCGTTAAAAAGGTTATTCGCTTTTTCTGTTAATGGTAAAGGATTTTGGATATCTTCATAATCATAAAATAAACAATGATCCCAGAGTTTTGCGATATCTTTATGATATTTTAGGGATCTTGGAATAATTGGAACTCCGCCTGTAATTAATGCATCAAAAGCTCGTATTGGTGCATCATTCAAAACAGGAACGATCCAATGTGATTTGTGACTACACCATTCTGTAAAACGATCCAACATATCTCTACTGTGGTATGAGCCATCTACAAGTTTTACACTTGGTAATGTTTGATGTAGAATAGTTAAATTCTTTTGACGTAGTGGAAACTGAGGATATTCAATGTGAGTTCCTAATGGCTCATCTGAACGATCCAAATTCATAATTAAATCCTTATGTTCTTCAAGATACGCTTTAGACCATTGAATAGTACCTGACCCTACAGGACCTGCCATGTAATTATTGTAACGAGATAAAATTTCTAATTGATCTGCGTGAGTAGGAACATAAAGATCAGATGCCGCTGCTAGCATTGAGGATAATGCAAACCAATGGTGATTATCAAAGTCCCAGATAACAAATAAACAACTAGGATTTCTTAGATATGTGTCAAAGTATTTTCCCAGATGATTTTCTACCATAACATTATTGTTACTTAGTATAACAATAGAATTTGGTTCAAAATTCTCAATACTTTGCATATTGAAAAATTCGATATTTGCTTTAGGTGGTTTATATGTGACTGCGTGAAAGATATGATCGGTTAAATAAATTTTACCTGAAAAAGTATTCTTTAAAGTTTGTTTTAAAGTGCGTACTCTTTGGTTTTTCAATTTAACTAAATCATATATCATATCTTGTTGAACCAATGCGCTAGAATTAGCAACCAGTCCTGCGACTTGATTGCTAATTTGGTTCGCTTGATTCAATCTGTCCACCAACGACATTGTTGGAGGCATACTATAAATTACTGACATCTATTACCTTTCAATTTTAACATCATATAAGATGTCGTTTATGCTTTTTCAGCGATTTTTTCTTGTGTTCTACCGTAAGCAGCAATTCCAAGAACAGCACCCATTGCGATATGGTATAACCCTGCGCCTTGTAGTGTTAATGGTTGCCATTGGCTTGTAACATTACCTGCGGTCAATGCTTGTAACAAAGACCATAGAATTGGGAAGATTACAAAATCGGATGTACAGGTCAACATATAAATCCATCCCATTACAGGACGCCATTTTTTGTTAATCCAATCTGTTGCATCCTTATCTAATTTAACCGTTGACTCGCCACCTTGACTTAATGCTCCGCCACCGCTTTTAAGCATATCAGGATTACCAGATTGGAATCCATTTGGTGGTGTTGCATTTGCATTAAATGGTGTAGGGTTTTTTGCTTCAGCTGCTGCGTGAGAATCCCAATCTGCCATAACTAACTCCTTTTATTATTGTTATTATTATCATATAAAATAGTATAATTATGTCAGATCAAAAATTTTTAATTATTGAGGTGAAGTACTGTCGATTCCTGCTTTTTTGCGAGGACGACGAACTTTTTCAACAATTTTTTCTTCTACCTTGACTGCTTCTTGTTCTACCTTGACAATAGCCTCATCAAAAGTTAAAGGATTATTCAAATACTTGTTATAACCCCATACTACTAATCCACCGACGATAGCGCCCAATATAAACATTTCCATGTTGTCTCCTTATTATTAATTAGCATTGCTGCCGACTATTTATATATAAACTCTTAGGCAAATTCCTCGTGTAAAAACGTCTGTACTCGGAATCTTTCAGGTAACTCGGGGAATGTGCCAATTTCTTCGGAAGTTTCATCTAATTTGAACATTGGTACATCATCAAGCTCACCTGCGAAAACGATACTTAAGGTACAATATTCAGTATTCTTAGAAAATGAGTTTGCTGTGTATTGATCCTCGTAAAAACCAACAGGAAGTAAGGGACCTTTAAAGTCGATACCAATTTCCTCCTTAATTTTACGCCTAGCTGCATCTTCAGCGGTCTCACCTTTGTGAATTCTACCGCCAATAGGCCAAAATACACCTTTACAGGGCTCCTCAGTTCTTTTAATTAAGACAACTTGGTCATTATACCGTAGACATACATCTACACATAAATTCACGGTATTGCCTAGAATCTGCTTATACAATTTATCCGGGATAAAACTCATACTTTTCCTTTTTTACGTTTCGGCTTTTAACGGCCGGCCAGATTTTATACAATTATCGGTTTTTATCCTCAATCCGATAATTACCAATCCGATAATTACCAATCATTTTCATCTATAATCACTTTAGTCACAGATACGTTATTATGACCATGCACCGAGGTGGTAACGATGACTTTTAATATATCACCGAAGTCATGCCCGGAGTCTGATTCAATCGTAAAGTAGTGCGATCCCGGAAACGAATCAATAAAGTTTTTGAGCTCTCGCAATTCGTCTTTGTTCATCGTAATTTTGTTTCTATACTTTTTTGTCATAATTTTCTCCTATTTGGGCTGATTCAATTAATTCAACAACTCCATGCTTTTTAATGTAGAGTTTATATCTTGTATTCTCATATAGAGTATTTTCCACTTTCTTTTCATCTTTTTGCTTAGAGTATTCTTTATTCTTCTCGGAAGATGCTACTCTGACGTATTCGTCATTTATTAGTTTTTCGATTTTCATTTGAATAATTTGGCAAATGTGTATGTAGTATCTTTTCCAAGTAATTCTGCTCGTTCTTTAACATACTCAATGGCTTGTTTAATTTGTTTAATATCCTTACGCTTAAATGCTGTGCCAATGTAGTATCCCTTTACTTCGGTTAATCCCATTAGATCATAACGATTCTTAATGTATGTGTATACGGGTAAGGGTTTAGCACTCTCACGCATTTCGGGTTTACGGCGTCTATATTCTTCTTTCTTTTTTAAGACATATTGCTCAAACTCCGCAGGATTCCCAGCCACAATGTAGATTGTTTCTCTACCGGGTATTTTGTCTACTTCGGGATTATCCATTTGTTTAAGCAGGTATTC